AGTGTATGGAGCAGAGTTATATTCAAAGGTAAAGTCTTCCATTGTAGGGTTAAAGAGTTTCTTTAGTTTAAATCCTTCCATTTATTTATTTTAATTTGTAAAGAAGGGGAGGATAAACCTCCCCAATCATTTAGGCGATGCACAAGTCAACCAATGAGTATTCACCAGTTCCGCTCGTAGCGATACAAGAACCGATAACTACACAATCAGCGTCAGAGTCAGATGAGATAGCTTTACCGGCTGCGTCTCCACCTGGAGATACTGATTCACCCTCACCGAGAGCGTCAGAATAAACAGCAGCAGGACCAGCAATCTGAACCCATCCGAAATAATTCTGTGTAATAGTTCCGATACCAGCACCAAGAACAGTTACATCCAAGTCGTTAGCACTTGAAAGGATACCAGCAGCAGTACCTGCAAGGATTTCTCCATCGTCAGTTCCAGCACCAGCAAGGTCAGTAGTAATGCTCTTCTCAAGAATAAGAGTAGTAGCAGTGTTACCAACAATCTTGATAGGTTCGGTTGAACCAGTCATAGAAGTAGCTGTCTGATAGAACCATCCGATGTAAGCATCAGGTGTCCAAGTAGCGTCAGCGTCCGTGATAATAGTAGTAGTTGCTCCGTCTGGACCAACACCATCAGCAGAAGTAGCGTTTGTTACAGCAACTTTAGTTGCAGGCATAACGAGTTCTCCAAGAGCCAATGCACTACCAGTCATTTTAATGTAACGAAATCTTCGTCCGTCAGCTAGCTGTCTGATTGAACCCAAAGATTCCTTTGGAGTAGAGTCATTAGCAGTAAGTTTAGTGGAGAAAATCCCGTAAACATCGTTAGTTTGATAAGCCATTTTTTTTGCGTTATTAATTAGCGTTGGGGAGTTTTAAACAGACCCCCCGAACTGATTGTTTTAAGCGATTATACTTTCAGTGATGAACCACGCCGTGCCATTGCAATAAACAGTCGCAGTGTCGTATTGAGCGTCAATACCTGCATAAGTTGCAGAACCGTTTATAAGTTCAGCACCATTACCGTCAATAGTTACAGCATTAGCAGCAGCGTCAGTCTTGATAATCTTATACATAGCACCAGCACTTGTTGCGGCTGCGGGCAGTGTCAATGAGAATGCTCCACTAGTCGTATCAGCAGTAATAACACCAACTTCAGCAATTGTAAGAGTTGCAGCAGAGGTTTTATTAGTTACTTGCAAGGCAGGGGCAAATAATTGAGTTTGTCCTGATCCGTTTGGAGTAATGATAATGTCTCCGTTAGCAGCGTCCGTAATCGTGATAGTTCCAGAGTCAGTTCCTTCGTTAGTGTTTAACACGAGGTTATAAGCACCATTTGAAGTTACATATCCAGTATCTCCTCCACCTCCTACAATAGCGTAGTTGGTTTTGAGAGTAAGAGCAGTTTCAGCAGTTCCAGCAACATCAACATAAAACTTCATTGCAGAAGCGGAAGTAGCAGAAGTAGCATCAACTATCATCGTTTCAATTCGTCCAAACTCTTCTGAACCTGCGTCATCTACACCCCAGAATTGAACACTTGCAACAACATCGTCATCAGCAGGGCTTGCAGAAGTGTGAGTTGTTTTAAGAACTACACCAGTAGCACCAGCGTTGGTTGAATACAAGTCTAAAAGTGGAGCAGAAGCACCAGCAGAAGTTGCTTGAATAACCGCACCAGTTGAAGTGTGATTATCAATCCTTACAGCAACAGCGTTATTAGTTGTAGTCGAATCTGTATTGTCAATCTCGAAAGTGTAAGCAGTTGCAGCAGCAGGAGTTCCAGCTTGAGCCAGTCTCAAGATTGAAGAACCGGCAGCCATAGCACCAGCACTGTGAAGACTTAATACAGCTTTATTATCAGCTATAACGCCGTCTGTGTGAATATAGGCTACATCGTAAGCAGTAGGGTCAGCGTCAACATATAACGCTTCTCTTGTATCAACCGAACCACCATTGATTTTAACACCAACACTTCCAGCGTCTGGCACTACACCAATAACAGTCGCACCAGCGGCTGCTGCACCTGTGAAAGTGGCATAAATACCAAATCCAGCAGCGTTTACAACTCCTCCAGCGTCAACTTTCAATACAGCTTCGCCAGAACCAACCGCACCAGCCTTGTTATCCAAGAGAAGGAGAGTTGATGTTCCATCTTCTGATTCAATAACATTTTGATCAGAGTCGTTAAGCAAAATATCTCCAGCAGTTACTGTCAAAGCGTCTGTTCCAGCAGCGTTTCCTGCAATAACAGTTGCTCCATAAAGACCTACTGAGAAGTCAGAAGCAGCGCCATCAAAACAATCAATGTATTTACCAGCGAATGTAGCAGCAGTACTATCTAAGTGAAGCAATGTACCAGTAGTTACACCATCAGCGTTAATATCTAATACAATTCCATCAGTTACTGAATCAGCTACTACTGTAAAGGCTGTTTCATTTGCAGTGTTTGTTACAACAACAGAACCCTCTGTAACTGTAATATCACCACTTGTAACAGTAATATCACCAGCTGTTAGAGTAAGAGCATCTGTTCCTGAAGCAGCACCACCGATAACAGTAGCTCCACCTTCTCCAACAGAGAATTGAGCATCACCATCATCTTGTTCCCAACATCTTATATAACCACCACCAGCTAAAGCGGTATCACTTAATGATATGTTCAATGCAAATCCTGTAGTAAGTGAAGAAGAGGTAATCTCTACAACACCAGCGTCAGTTGCATTTCCCCAAGTAGTCATCGTGTCGTTAGTGATTGTAACAGCGTTAGCAGTGTTCTGATTGTCTTCAAGAGTAGTAACTCCGTCAGCAACAGCAATACCACCAGCAGTAACAGTAAGTCCTGTAGAAGCCGTTACAGCACCTGCAACAGTAAGGATACCACTCATAGTTATACCCTCTGAATCGTTAGTTGTTACAACAGCAATAAGTCCAGCTTTTCCTGAAGCGTCTATTGATAGAGCCGAAGCATTGTTATCAATCAAGTCCCAGTCAATAGCTCCACCTGTTGAAGTAATGTCTCCAGTAGTAGTAACTCCGACACAAGTGACTAAACCTGCTTTTGATATGCTCCAAGTATCAGATGTTCCTTGAATGTCTGATCCTGAACCACTGTTAGCGAATTGTATAACAGCTCCAGCTGCACCAGCACCAGCTGCCATAGTTAGTCCGTCTCCAGTAGCGTGTGTTAAGTTGTATGTTAAAGTCGTGCCGTTAATAGTAAGAGTTTTATCGGCAGCATATAGCTCGTCCCAAGAAGAACCAGAAGTTCCACTTGTTGAAGTAGGAATTGTAAACCAATCTCCCTCTGCATATGCTCTAAATCCTGTTCCCTCTAAATAATACATTCTACCATTGTCTAGGTTAGCATCCGTTGGGTCTGCTGTTCCTTTGACAAATTGAAAAGCGTCAGTATAGAGAACCCCCTTATTTTGGCGTACGGCTTGAATGTGTCTTTTTATATTTATCAAGCTCATATAATTCTATTAGTTAATAATAGTCCAGCCTTTCGGCTTATTTCAATTTAAGCAGTTACTCCCTCATCTTTTGCATTTCTGTCTGGAGCTTCACAAATCATATTTCCGTATAGCAAGAATTGTCCAGTTTCACCATCTTGGTTGATAGGCTCTTTAAATCCAGTAAAGCATATACCGTGGTTAGTTGGTGCAATATTTCCTACACCTTCAATGATGTTGCTTCCGAGTGAAATAGTACCGTGCTTAGCGTGTGAAAGTCCTGACCAATATGTGTAGTTAGTATTGATGTAATAGATGTCACCAGCACTACATTTTTGGTCTTTTACAATAGGAATACCTCTGTAATAGATAGCAGTGTATCCTGCAAGTCCAGTCAGTGATTGTCCACTCATATCACCCATTCTGTTGATTTTACCTCTAGTAGAACCTGCAGCACCATATTGAGCGGTGATTGAAGGGAATAACAGGTCTTCAATAGCTCTCCAAATAGTAGGAGTAGTAATGATAAGGTTAGGTTCGTCTGAACCGTGAGTTGCAGCATCAAGTGAAGCAGCAATATCGTTAAGAGCAAGGCTTCCTACAGAGCTTGTAACATCTGCGTTAAGTCCAGCATAAGTAGTTCTTGATTGACCTCCGTAAGTAGATGCTACAGTTCCGTCATCAACGATTATATCAAGTCCGTCAAAAGCGTTGCTTGTTCCGTCTCCATAAAAAGCATTTCCTATAGAGTCAAGCATATCTGCTTTAGCAGATTCTAGTGCCAATGCTTCTTGATTGATTACAGCTTCTGTTTTGTTTACAGACAATTCAAAGTATGGAAGTGTAACACTCTGATACATTGATGCAGCTGTCCATTCCAATTGCTTCGTAATGTCCTGTTGAGTAACATCAAAGCTTCCCATTCCAGTGTAAAATCCACTAGAGGTTGACTTAGTATACTTGAAATTCTTTTTATATTTCTCTCCCCTCCAAGGTCTACCCTTAGACATAAAAAGAGAAGTTACAATATCACCATCAAGAATTAAATCAACAACTTTAGCGTTAATCTTATCCTGAGTAATATTAGTCGTTTGTGTTCCAACTGTTCTTCCTGACATTTTTTTAAAATTAATTATTAGGCTTCAGCTAACAATTCATCCAAACTTTTATTATGGATTTCATTATAACTGAATGATTTGGCTTCTGAACCTTTATTTGAAGAAGGTGTTTGTGCGTTAGATTTTATTTCATCGGTTTTAATCTTTTTATCCATCTCTGCTTTAACTTTTAGAAATGTTTTAACAACATCAGTGCTTCCGGTTTCGATAAGCTTAGCATAAATTGCCTTTTCTATTTGGGGATTAATTTCTTGCCCAATAGCTTTTAAATCAGCCAACTTGTCTGCTATCTGATTATCAACTTCCTTAGCCTTTTGTTCTTTTTCTAATTGTTTTCTTTCAAAGGTGGTCAAAGCTTCTTTTACCGCTCTTTCTTTTAGCTCCTTCCAGTCGGAAGGTTCCTCTTCAACTTCTGGCTCTTTAGCCTTTAAGTTAGCAATCTCTTCTTTCAGTGAGTCAAGGTCTGTCTTAAACGAGTTCTTCTCGTCAATTACTTCCTTGAATCGTGAATAAGGGACTGGTCCTTCTAGTGTGTTTTCGTCTTCACTGACTGTAGAATCGTTTTGTTTTTCTACGGACGGGGTAGATTCCAGTTGTTCCTCTGGAGTAGTTTCGTCAATTTCCATTTGTTTACTTTATTTTTTTATCTTTTTTCTTCTCTATCTTATTTAAAGTTCCATAAATATAAGCTTTATATTTCTCCCCCGACAATCCCAGCTTATTGGCTCTGCGCTCCAGTTGGTTGTGTAGTATTTTGGGCATAGTTTTGATTAGGTAAATTACTCTGCATAGTTCCTCTACTCTGCTTGATTATTTCTAATTCTGCTTGAATATGGTCTCTATACATTAACTTTATTTCATCGTCTAGATCTGCAAAGTCAGGTTTTTTCATTCTATCTGTGTGTACCTTGATGTGTTCTGTGTTAGCTCCTACGAATGGTTGTACTGGCTCACCCCTATCAAGTCCTTTGTTCTGCTTCTCTGCATTGTCTATCGGATTTTTATCAGCACCTGGAGAGTTAGAGTCCATAGTGTATTGAGCCATATAAGCCATAGGGACTAACTGATACATAATCATTCTATTGGCTTTCTCTTTCGGGTTAGGGTCATCTATTGCTTCAAAGTATGATAGTGGGTCAATCTGTCCTGCTCCTAGTTTCTGCGCTAGAGACTCTCTTTGCATTGCCTTATCAACAGTTAACTCACTCTTTACCATTACTTCCTGTCCATCTTCTATATCGTCTTGAGAGAATTTAATATAATCAGCAGCGTCTTGACCTAGATATTTCATAAACTTGTCTTCGGTATAGAACACCTTAGCCATCTGCATCATCCATTCGTATAAAAGCTCAAGTTTCTCATTTGCTCGCCTTACAGCTAAGTCTATGCGTCCATAATCGCCTTCTCGGAGTATATTACGACCGGAAGCTGTCTCTGTCGGTCCTCTTTCACCCCTTGTAGTACCGTGCGCGCTCATTATATTATCTAGTGCAGCCTTTGATTCTTGTAAATCGGTTATTAGAACATCGCTGACAGGTTGAGGTGCAATATGATTGAAAGCTAATCTAGCGTCTCCTGATTGTATCCAAACAGGTGCTGACGGGTCCATAGCTGATTTTTTTGCCTCATTCTTATCAATGTAGTCTCCTGAGTAAACCTCGCGTCCTAGAGCCTTCTGTGAGGCTGTATTGATAAGTCGTTTGTTCTTGTTGATGATGTCCTGGACAACCTTACCTTGGTCGAAATCAGAGGTATCAGCGTATATACTCTTGCCTAAGTTCTTGAAAGATAGGATAACATAAGGTTTTCTTGGAGAATCGAAGTAGTTAAGCAGTATATTCTTATCAATTTTCTTCTTCTTAATCCATTGGTCTTTGAGTTTTTTCTTCTTATCTTCTCTATCTGACTCTTCCCAGTCCCAATAAGGGTTTTTACGCTTGTCTAAGATGATGTTATCAACTTTCCACACCACAAAATCGTTAGTCCAGTATTCTATATAGTGAACTGTAGTGCCTAATTCCTTTCCATAAGCCTTTATCAGCTTCTCTTTAGCCTTAGGGAACATATCAATAAGGTCTTTTATGGTATCGTCTTTGTATTCTGCGATAAACTTAGCGTCATCTTCGTCTGTAGCGTCTTTGTCTATGATTATGCGCTGCGGTCTGACAACTTTGATGTCATAATCGTCTTTTTTATTGTTATAGCGCAACTTAAAAACACCAAGTCTGTAGATATTGGCGTGTCTTATCCAATCTTCATACTTGGTTATCATCTTTTCGTTATTCCACTTGATCGTGAGATAGCGTTGCGTTTTACTTGCTAAATCTCGGCTCTCATCTGTGTCTTGAGCTGCCAAAACTAATGGCTCTTTTCTTTGAGAGGTTGAGATAGATACAACAGTTTCAGTGTTTACATATAAAATATTTTCTGCAGTTGGTATTTCATATTCAAAATTGCTTTCGTCTAGTTGAGTTCCTAGATAGTACTTCTCATTATTTTCCTGTATGTTCTTCATCTCTTCGTAAAGAGGCTTGCTTTCTCGTATATTTTCGTTTATTTCACGAACTAAATCCTCATCGGATAACTTAATATCAAATAAGATCTTAGTTTCATCAACACCTTCTTGTTGTTTATCTTCTAACATAAAACCCCACTTAATTTAATAAATGGGGTTCTACGAAGTCTTGCCTCTTTTGACCCTCTAGCGTGCGAACTTGTTTACAGTTCCACACTTACACTTCACTATTAGTTTTTCTGTATCAAATAAATATTCTATGTCCTTATTCTTTATCTCTACTATACCACCTTTCTTTTTACAAAGCAAGTGTCCACAGTTGCTACATCTACAATTCTCTTCTACGATATTAATTATTTTGATTTCTACGCTTTTCATCTAATATTTTTGCTAATGATGAATCTTTGCGATACATATTGCTTACATCTCTTTCTGATATATTGAGGCTCTTAGCTCCGAAGTTCTTAACATATTCAGGGTTAACTTGTCCATCTGCTCTTGGCTGTATGATTTCCTTACAATGTTTATATTGCTGCCTTTTAATATCTTCTATCGAGCGATGAGAATGTTCTTTAAACTCTTTCTTCAAAATCTCCATTGTTTTTGTAATTAAGTTTATCTCTATCTGTTAATGATAGGATAGAACCATTGCCGCGATCCTTTTCCTTAATATTAGTAACAGCGTCTTGGTCTGTCTCTATCTCTAATATAACTATTCCGAATAATTTGTATGTTTTACGATTCATCGATTAAATCAATAATAGAATTAAGTTGAGCTGATGTTATTTCTTCCGGTACATCGTCTTCATCTACCTTGCGTAGTTCTACAGTGCTATCCTCTAGCATAAACTCATTGAACTTTTTAATCTGTTCGTCTCTTGCTTCGATAGCTGACTTAAACTCTACCTTTAATTTAGAAAAATCTTTATTGAACTTATCTTCATTTTCAATATCAAATCTTTCTGAGTTTCCTTCCTTAATCATAATAGCCTTACCATCTTCGTCTTTCTTGGCGTGCTTATTGCATAGGTCTATTCTCTTGTTCTCATACTCTAAAAACTTATTGTCTGCCTTTAGCAATTCATTGAATGCCTGAATCTCTGTTTCAATAGCTTTCTTATTCTTAGCCATAGTGTAGGCGAACTTGAATCCACTTAGGTTTCCGCAAGAGTTAATACCTTGCATAAGTCCTGTCAATTGTCCGTTTTTCATTGTTTTTAGTTTAATTGTTAATATCTCCAATCCCTCTTAGGTTCTTCAAATATAGGTGTCATCTTACCATTATCTATTATGGGAGCTATAGGATTGTCATAGCCTCTATCTTTAACCAGTATTGCTCCTTTGTTTCCTCCTGGCTTAAAACTCTCTAATCCATATCTTATAGCGTCCATTGAGTTAGACCATTCGTGTATCGTGTCATCTGGTACATTGAGCATTTCACCGTTCTTATCTGTCGACCATAAGTAATTTCTATATGCTTTAATGGTGTTTACGCTATGCTTGGTAATACTTATCTTCTGATCCTGAACATACTGTATGCCTCTATTTACGCTTCCGGGTCCTTTCATTGCTGGAATTATGTTCACTCCATAACTCTTTATCTCATCTATGCTCTTCGGTTCGGCGCTGTCTGCTACTGTGATGACATTCTCTTGATTATTTAGTAGGTCTGATATTGCTTTATTGCTTAATCCTTTCTGATAACATATTTCATCTAAGATATAAGCTCCGTTATATGTATAAATATCTATAATCGCTGTTGGGTCTATTGAGTAACCAAAGTCTAATCCTCTTCTTTCTAGTCTTGCCTCAAATGGTAACTCATCTATTATCTGCCAATCTCTGTATATTCTACTCTCTATTGCTCCAGGAAGACCTAATCCATATACCTGCCACCAGTTCTTATTCCCTTTGTGTGATTCTATTTCTTTTACTATCTCTATCCCTAATGCTTCGTTATCTAAATATGTAAGGGTTATAAAATCTACATCGTCTCTCTTGTCTAATATTTCTGTATCGAACC